TACAACGAGATGGACGGATTCGGAATACACTGGTATATCATGGCGCTAGTACTGGCCGCTGGGCGAGCCGTGGTGGGCTCAATCTTCAAAATATTGCTCGTCCCGTATTATCGGATGAAGAAATTGAACTCGCAATACCAAGAGTCTTTGTGGAAGGAAAAGCTACGATGCAACAGCTCTCTTCAACGGTACGAAGCGCTATTGTGGCCCCACGAGGAAAAACCTTCGTTGACGTGGATTTTAGCTCAATTGAAAACCGAGTTGGCGTCTACTTGGCTGGGCAAAAAGATAAAGTCGAATTATTTAGAAGGGGATTAGATGAGTATAAAGTCTTTGCGTCGGAGTCTCTTTATAGAGTGCCTTACGACGACGTTACTAAGGATCAGCGCCAGATCAGCAAGTCGGCGGTTTTAGGTGCGATGTTTGGGCAAGGAGCTAAAGGCCTTGTCAAGTACGCAGAGGGGATGGGGGTTAGGCTATCAGAAGGACAGGCAAAGAATGCAGTAGATAATTATCGAGCGTCCTATGCGCTGGTAAAGGCTCTATGGGCGAAGTGCGAGAACGCTGTGATTCAAGCAGTAGAGAATCCCGGCAACCCGTTTCGTGCCGGTGATAAACTGGTCTTGAAAGCTGCCAAAAATGCTCTGTGGATGCAACTACCATCAGGTAGACTTATCTGCTGGCAGAGGCCACAGCTCGAGCTGCTCACCACACCATGGGGGCAGCAAAAGGTCGGCGTCACTGTCCACTCGCAGAACACATACACTCGGCAATGGAGCAGGAACGCTTTGATTGGTAGTAGTATCTTTCAATCCGCTGTACAGGGTACCGCGAGAGACTTTCTTGCCGTGGCTATGCTTAACCTTGAGAAGGCCGGTTACGAGGTGATTAACAGTATCCATGATGAGGTGCTACTCCTAGTTGAAGAACAAAGCGCGGAGTCCGCGTTGGCCGATGTCGTCAACATTATGACTACACCACCAACGTGGGCTCCCGACTTTCCTCTTGCAGCGGAGGGCTGGCACGGTAAGCGCTACCGCAAATAATTAGTCGGTAACTTTTGTAACATCCGTCGGGTTAAACAGTAGGCCTACGTTGTCATCTGCGTAGCCGCTGTACCCGGCGTTTTTTATTTGTCGCTCTAGTTCATTAAGATGTTTGGGCTGGTCAACAATCTCCACACCCATCTTAGCAAAGTATGGGTCCTTGGCCAGCTCTCTGGCTTTAGCGCTAAATCCTGCCGGATCTTCATGTAGGGGATACATATTCTCTGCAACGCCCTCGTATCTGTGTGGGCCAAGTCCCTGCTCTGGGCGAACATTTTCCTTGCTTACATAAATATATGATCTTGGCTTGATATCCGGTGCATCTTTAAGTCTTGATGCCTCCGCGCCCTTGATACCACTTCCGTATAAAGACGGCTCCAAGCGGCTAATATTTGAGCTATGTGAGAAATGTGTAAACGGCACGGTGCGTGCGTACTGTAGCGCCTTTTTAACGGCACCACCAAACTCAAAATGCTGTACACGACCACCGGCCTTACCAGCGGCAATACCTGGAATAGTACCACCTATAAGATTTCCAAGTACACTATTAATTTGTGTTGGTGGTTGGGGTGGCTGTGGCTGTTGCGGTGCCGCCTGTACGTTCATTGTCAAAGATCCAGGAAGCTGTTGTGTTGAGTTTATTAAAGAAGCAATCCCGCCTGTTCCAGCGGACCCAGAGGGGCCCGATGGTGTCCCTGGCTGAGATAAACTGCCAGTGGGGTCATATATAGCGGCAGAATTGCCATTTCCCGTATTTGGGCTAGACATAGCGGAAGGTTGACTATACTGTTTCCAATCACCGTAAGTCATTGGCATTACAGCTAAAGAGGCCATTGCGTTACCATTTGCGTCGGTACCACCGCCTTGATTACTTTTTAAATATGCCTGATAGCCAGGGTCTTGGTTGTTGTAGTTTGTATTCCAAGTAGACCAGTCACCATAAGACATGTTGTTCTGACCTTGCCTGCCACTTAAATACGTTTGGTATGCTGCCTGATCTGGGTTTGGTGTGGGTGTTGGTAATGGTGTTGGCAGTGGCTGCTGTGTTGGCGCCTGTGCAAAAGTTGCACCACCCGCAGGAACTGTAGAGGTTGCTGCAGTTTTAGAATTTTGAATTGGTACCACAGGTTTTTGAACCGGCACCATTGGGGGCGTGCCGGGCATTGTAGTGCTGCCGCCAGTTACTGGTGTCGGCGAAGGCATCTTGTTAAACGCCGTTGTAGTGGCCTGTAATGGTTTTGGTGCAATATAGTTTACAGCCTGCTGCTGTGGTGTGCCGTATGTAGTACCACGGCGTAGCATACCACCACGGGCTAAATGAGCCAGTCCACCATCGGCGTACTGTTTGCCCTCAAAGTCAGATAGGTTTAGCCTTGGATCATCCCAGCTTGTTGTCTCTAGGCCTTGCTTAGGTGCAAGGATCAATGGGCCAGACTGCAGTTTTTCTTCTGCAGACCATACAGGCATACCGGTTGATTTATCATAAAACTGAGAGTGTTTGCGTGGGTCCATACCAATTTGAGTATAGTTAGGATCTTGCATCATCTCTGCCATCATACGACGAACTTCTTCGTCTGATGTACCTACGTTAGTGCCCTTTATAAGCGCGAATGGGGACTTTGCAGAGCCAATCTCTTCACCCAAGGGGGTAAGGGCCTGCTCCTTAGTTCCAAGGCCAACACGGACCGCCTGGTTAGGCTTAGAGCTAAAATCCACACCCTTAAGGTGGCCGGTTCTGTTGTAACTAATTGGAGAGTTTCCACTACCTAGGTCGTGTGTTGTATCAACATAGACACCATGCTGTGTGTATGCTGGTATATCTAAACGATTGCCAACCTGAGCGCCGGGTGGTACAGGGGCCAAGGCCTTGGCCTGTTTGTTTTCCATCAGGGCGTTACGGATCTCTTCGTCGCTGTAGTTAGGTGGTAGATCGGGCCACTTACGAATTGGTAGGTATTGGTTTAAAATACGAATGCGCTCTTCTTGGCTAATGTTACCTTTTAGGTAATCTTCCAGTGCGCGTGCCACTTTAGGGATCTGACTGTGTACCATTTTACCGCCGGCATAGCTCTGTACCTCGCCACCCTCGGCCTTCATAAAGTCGGGATCAGCTGCGTCTTCAGGATTAAACTCTGCAAACTTACCACGAATGTTTTCAGGTTTTAATACACCAACGTTTGGCACACCACCCTCCATCACATGGAAAGTATCGTGACCAGTATCTTTTAAGTGTGTCAAAAAATCTGAGTTCTCGACTGCCGTCCAGTCACCACGGTTTAAGCCTTTTTGAAGGCCTGCACGCTTAGGGTACTTTTCAATGAACTCTTGAATTAATTGTTGTCCCTCAGGGGTATCTGGATGCCAGTGTTGCCCAAGGTTAACATTTACTGGATACATTGTAGAGCCAGGTTTAATTTTACCACTGTTGTTCATCGACAAAAAGGATTCTGCAAACTCAGGGTCACGAGTTACAAAGGTAGCCTTAGGAGTAATGTACATTGGGTCTTTTACAGACTTGGTGGGATCAAATTCTTTAATTTTATTTGACGGGCTGCCGTGATAAAAACCAGGTGTGAATTTTTCCTTGAACGCTTTCTGGGCGACCGCCAACGCGGCCTGCATGTCCTTAGGTGAGAGCTTTGGCATTATTTCTTTTTGCCTTTTTTAACTTTACCGCCTTTTTTCTTGGTCTGTGGCTCTTCATCTTGGGATGCGCCAGCACCAGCGATAGCACCAATCCCGTAGATAGGTTTATTTTTTAGTAATTGAGCTAACGCCTCATCTTGCGAAATACCTAGCACGCGACTTGTTCTATGAATCATTTGATTAACATCTTCTATCATAGGCTGACCTATTTTAGATAATTCTTCTGGAGTTAGTTCTTTACCTTTAGCATCTTTAAGAGCTTTTAATCCAGCCCAAGTGACAGACTGCCAATCGCTAGGCTCTTTAACACCTTTAAGTGCGGCCTGTTTAGCGCCTTCTAACTCAGCTAAACCATAAGATCCTTTAGGGGGTGCAGCCATGCTAAATGGAGTCATCATCTGCTCATCCATAGTAAGTCCTTGATGACCCATAAAATTACCGCTAAAGTCATATCTCTTTGGATTTTCTAAAGGGTTTAATTGATTACCAGCTTCTGCATATTTATTAGCCTGCGCAAGATTTGCACCAATACGGCCGCCTTGAACTGGGTGTGGTGCATCAAATGAATATCCTGTGTATTCACCAGGGGCATGCCCTGGTAAAGGTAATCCACTGGCATTCATATGATTAACATATCCCGCAGTCAATAAATTGTTTGTGGGCGTTACACCACTGGTAGTATTGGCCATCTGATCCGCAAATTCAGTTTTGAATTTTTGTCTTCCTAACTCAGGACCGTATGCTTTAACATATTCTTTCTCTAACTGATCCATTGCATAAAAGTGGTGTGCGTTAGGAGAATTTTTTGCTAACTCGTACGCGTCACTCCACTTTTGTATTGCTTCAGGATTTTGAAATTTAGCAGTATAGGCATCAATTGTTTTTTGTTGTTTTGGTATAACGCTAGTAGTTTGTGGTCCTGGCAAAGGATAATTTGCTGGGTCTACATACCCACGCTTTGAAATATCAAAGTAAGGTTTGTACGCAGAACTTCCAGATTTAATTTCTTCTTGTGCAAAATCTCTTGCAGCTTTAAGTGCTAATTCTTCAGAAGATGGATTTTTAGCTGCATAGTATGCTTCTTTATTTTTGTCCCATGCAGATACAGGAAAAGAAGTTTGCGGGTATTCATTTCTTAACTTGACAGGATCATATCCAAATTTTTCGGCAAGTGTCAAAGGTTTAGACTTAGGTAATATTTTTCCTAGTGACCCTTCAATTGCCGGAGACATTTTAGCTGCCATTTTTGCGGCTGTCGCCAGTTTACCACCGGCAAAATTTTGAATCAAGCCGCCGGTTGCTTTTTCTTCCGGACTAGCAAGTTTATCAATTGCATAATTTACTGCGGGGACACCAAGCTGTAGTCCCTTAGCAATATTTTTCAATTTACCTGGAAGGTGTTTTTCTACCCAAGGAGCAGCCGCGGCCAATGCAGACGCACCAGCCTGTACGTTACTAAGCGGTCCCTCACCGGCATGCTGTAGCGCGTCCATGGCGTTGTATCCAGTAGAAAATGATTTCCCTGGCTTACTAGTGCGAAGGTTCTCTAACCCACTAACAGCCCTTTGGCCAACACTTACAGGCGGCTCTGGTGGGGTTACACGTTCAAAACCGGGGTAACGTTTAGCTAGTTCGTTATTGCGGCGAATAATTTTAGCTTTTTCATTGATTGCATTTGCAGAACCAAACCAACGATCTTCGCCGGGAATATTTGTTGGAGCTGGAGGAGGCGCTGCAGGCACACCACCAAATAAATTTTTAGCAGCACCAAGCGCTGCCTTAGGAAGGCCAACACCATAGGCTAGAGCAGTCGCCTCGGCCCCACCGCCAAGATTAGCTAATGTACTAGGGCCTTCTTTTTCTGCGGTAGCGGCGGCAGTGATAGGCCCAAAACTAGAGGCAATTTCATCGACTACTTTATGCTGCTCGTCTTCTGACATATCCTTAAAATTGTCATCAACCTCAACCTGGCGACCATGAATCTCAATTTTCATAATTAAAGAACCTTGTATTTAACGCCTGATTTAGTTGTCTTGTGGTCAGATGGTGCATCTAAAACATCCACAGTAATACCGGGGTATCTACTAATTAAAAGATCGCGCTCGTCTTTCATCATTTTTTCGTACTCTGGTGTAGCTAAAAATTTACCGTAAGTTTTTAGTGGATCATCATTATGCCATTTTTCAAAGGCGGTGTTCTTTTTAACTTCAAACTCTGCACCATCTCTGGCTATTGTGGCGTATAGTTTATTAACCTGAGGTAAAAATTCAGGGCTAACACCCTTACCTTTTAGTCCTAGTTTTTCTAAACCGATACCAAGTCTTGCACCCTTAAACATTTGCTGGGTATACTCAATTCCAAGCTGTGTGGCATCAGTACTAAGACGTTCATCGGCGGCTATTAAATCTTTATCGCCAGACCATGCCAATTGCTTGGCCATCTCTTCTACCTTGTCACCCTTACCTACCATCTCTGCAGCAAGTCTTGGAACGGCACCTAAGTACGTGGCCGGTGTACTACCACCGTGCATCCAACCCATTACTTTATTTAGCTTAGGATCATCTGCCATTTTAATAACACGATCTGCGGCTGCGGTGGTGGCCATAGCACGCTCAGTATCTTTTTTCAGTTGAGCTAAATCTTTACCAGTTTCTGTGGCGTAGGTTGTTGCCTCTTGTTTAGCAGCCTCAACAGGAATGGCTTGTTTTTGTTTGTATAACTCTAACGCATTTTTATATGCGTCTACGCTGCCATAATCTTTCATCTGTGGCGCATCTGAAGCTGCAGCTGCAGGGGCAGCAGCAGCTGGCGTGGCAAACAATTTTTGTAGATTGCCTTCTTGCTTGATAATAGCCGTGCTAAGTGCCTGTCTAACCGCTGGATTTGTTAGATCAATTTTTTGATTAGGATCAATACCTAAGAATTGAGACGCGTTTTTAATTAGCGTTGGTGTATCGTTTTCACTAGGTGGTGCCCAGCGATTAATAATTCCAGATAATGTATTGATACCTTTGTCGCCGTATGCTTTTAAATTATCATCAATTCTAGCTAAGTCTTTATCTACAGACACCGGCGGCTGAAAGCCTGTGCTTTGACCAACGGGGCGCATGTTGCCTAAGTTAGTAGTGCCGGCTGTAGGGGTAGCAGCTGCACCGCTAGGAGCAGCCTGACCAGTTGGCAATTTTCTTGTAGCCTTAAACTCCAAATATTCATTTGGTGTCATGCTTACTAGTCCATCGCTACCGTTTGGACCAATTCCTGGAATGGTATACACCTCTGGTTTATTTCCAGCGGCCTCATATTTGCCTTTTGTAGCAGCACCGAACTCAGTCTTAGCTGCATCTTTAATAACCGCCAACCTGCCTGCGTAGTCATTAGGGGCAAGAGTATCTAGCTCCGCCTTAACGCTAGGGTTGTTTGCAATAGTATTGATTTGCTGTGCAGTTAAACCTGGAATAGAAGGCGCTCCAGCTGTTCCGGGGGTGGCAGCTGTGCCCGCTGGAGGATTAACAGATTCGTATTGTTTTTTAAGTAGCTCTTGTTGTGTCTGAGCAGAACGTAACCCAGCCATATCGGTGCGCATCTTAAATAGCTCTGCGGCCTCTTTAGCTTTTTGCTCATCGCGCATTTGAATTGCAGCTGTAGGGCCTGCTCGACCACCAGATCCAGCGGCGGAGGCGTCTTTTAGTCCACTCATAAAAAGATTTAACGGGCTCTCTCGCTCGTCAATAATCTTTTGCATACTGGCCAACAGCTTTGCATTTTCTTCTGGCCCCAAAGACATAGTACCAGATGGCACCAACGCGCCTTTGGTAGTCTCTTTGACCGGTATACTTAAACCACCTTGAATTTCATCTACCATATTTATCTCTTATTATCCAGTCAACGCACTGTAATCAACATTATCAATTGCTGATGTATCACTAGCACCAGAGCTTAATGAAGTTCCACTTGTATCAGGAATAATGTTTTGATTTTGAAGATCTTGAGCACTTTGTGTAGCAAAACTACTATTTGTTGGGTTTCCGTATTGATCAAAATATTGAGCAGTTCCGTCTTGTGCCGTAATAGTTTTATTACCCATTGCGTCTACATTTATTGTACTACCGTCGGCTAAATTATAACTTCCTGGTGTTACACCGCCAGATGCTGTTTGTGTCATACCACTTCCACCACCGGTCAAATTACCGAGCAAACTGGAGATAGATGCCCCTGGGGAAATTTGATTGAGTAACGCGTTTAATCCTGTAGTACCACCCTGTAGTGCGCCTCCGGCAGCAATAATCTGATTTAGTGGAGATACCTGAGTAGTTCCAGTTACAGTGGTAGGTACATTTAACCCACTAATGGTTTTGCCTAAGTTAGAGGCCGCGGCCATTGGTGCAGACTGTTGTAAGTTTGCTAACCCAGTGGCAGTTGTTCCATACTGGTTGGCTACGTTGCCCATTGCAGAACCGGCTTGAACGCCTGTCTGTTGATTTGTTAGCGCCGCCTGGTTCTGCGCAGTAAATAGCTGAGCCTGTGCATCGGCCAATGCCTTATCTGCTGCTGTCTGTGTACGAAGACTTCCAAACTGTCCCTGAGCCGTACCACCGGCTGTAACCGGAGCCATAATGTTTGGTGCAAGCTGAGCAAGCTGTTGGTTTTGTGCCTGAAATAGACCACCCATTGCTGTGTTAGTGTTTGGAGTTACTGCACCAGTAGTTGGGTCTGTGATCCATGGGTTAGCGGCACCACTAGCGATCTGTCCTAACGAGGTCTGTGCCTGCGTAAACGGATTAGATGCTGCACCAATCTGGTTGATCGCGCCCTGCGCCGCAGTGTTTTGTAGCTGAGGTACACTAGCCGCACCGATAGTCGCCTGGTTGACAACGTTTTGCTGCGCTGTGTCCATCCATGACGGTAGCGTAGTTGCGTCGGTTGTTGTGTTTGCTATTAGGTTGCTTAAGCCTGCCATGATTATGCTTTCGCCTTTTTAAATGCTTGTTCCAAATAGGCCAACGGGCCTTTACTGTCTGGTGGTAGTTCGTGCGGGTCGTGATCATTTTTGTCTTCTCTAACGACAGATAAAAACTGATCTAGGACATGTGCCCCGGCGTTGCTGCTGCCGTTGCCTAGTCTTGATACTACATCGGCTGGGATAACAAACTCGCCATCGGCCAACATTGCGGCCACGTCATCAGACGTGCCATTACCCTCACCTTGAACGTAACGGTTCTCCATACCACCCTCACTGAAGAATGATGGGTTGTGTTGGTAGGCACCATTACTTTGAACATCACCACCCATAGCGTAACTTTGTGTTGCAGGGTTTGGCGCCGGTGTCTGTGCCTGTTGAATTCCAGTGTTTGTTGGTGTACCATAAAGATCTAACCCTGGGGTTGTTCCAGATCCTATGGTATAGTTTGCATTTCCAGATGATAATCCAGGTGTAAGATGCCGTTGACCTGAGGTTGTAGTTGCAGGGGCTTGAGTTTGTGTTTGAGTTGTTGGTAGTCCACCGGTAGTACCCGGAGCAGTTGGATTAAAGCCTGTCTTACCAGCAAGTGCCTTAGTGGCTGGGGCCAATAAGTTGTTGTATGCAGTCTTTGCTAGGTTACCATACTTAAGTGCATCGGCGGCACTTGGTAAAGATAATGGATCTGCAGGTGCTGGTGTGTTGCTAATTACATTACCGGCGGAGTCTGTGGTAAGTGTAGATCCGTCGTCAAACGTTTGGGTAATATTTCCGGTTGCCTGATCTAATGAGCTTCCGGTAAGATCGGTTGCCTGTAGTCCCTCTGAGGTTAGGTTACCTAAAGACTGACCCGTGGCGTCAATGATGTCACCAGTAACGGTATTAAGTAAAGAGCCATCGCCTAGCTGAGTCATAGCCTCACCGCTTGCGCTTATTAAATCACCGGCGGCTGTTTGAAACACACCAGAGCTAATCTCAGGAAGTGCAGAACCAGCGGCGTCAACAAGAGCGCCAGTTGAAGCATTTAAGAATGCCCCACCACCAACGTCAGTGAGCATAGAACCAGTTGCTGTGTCGATCAACGCGCCGGTTGCATCTAACGCAAGGCCACCGCCAATGTCTGTCAGAGCGCCTGTTGCTAATCCTTCAGCAATAGTCGTACCAGCCGCAACACCTTCGGCAACTGTCGCGTCTAAAGCAACCTCTCCAACAACCGTAGCGGTAACACCCATAATTATTCCAATACTATCGAATATGTTTTTTCAAAATAATGACCACCAAGTCTTTCAACTATCTTTCCATAATCCAAAAATGGTTTCATGTGGAATAGTATGCGCTGTGGGTTACGTTTTTTAATTTCTTCAGTCGTCCATTTGATGAACTTATAACCCAGCATTCCTTGTCGGTACTCTGGGCTAATATAAAGAACATCTGAAGATGCTGTGATACTTTTTTTGTAGTGCATGTGGTTTACAACCACCCATAAACTATAACCAATTAATTTACCGTCGTCTCTTGCGGTATGTATCTCTAAGATTTTACTATTATATAATTGGTTATATTTTTTAATGTCGGGATCTAGCTCGATGACGTCTTGTCTCTCGGCTATCTCCTCATAATGATTTTTAAATAACTCTACCGCCTCATCCGCAAATGGTGATGGTGCTTCTTTTTGAAACGTAATCATTTGGACCTCCCTGTCCTAGTTGGTGCCGCTATCTCTAAGGGAGTAGAGAAGGGGAGCGACCCCCGTTCGCGGCAAAGATTTAAGCTGCTACTTTTTCTTCAGCTTTTTTAGCTAATGCCTCAGCAAAATCTTTAGACTGCTGTGAGCTTAGTTGCTCTTTGCTGTGCTTGGCCATAATTGCATCGGCCACCGCTTTGTCGTTCAGATACTTCATAGTTTGTTGTCCGTGCATGATATTTCCTTTTTGGTTGTTCTACATATATTAATGCAAAAAATCAAGGGTTTGCGCCCTAATTATCTACTTGGGCCATTTATTTGCTCAGTGAAGTCTGTGGCCCACTGATCCCACTGTTCGTAATGCTCTGGTCTTGGTACCGGGTATGAGGCAAACGTGGATAGCTCTACAATATCTTTTGCTGCCTCTTTCCAGTTTAGCTCGTCTACCAGGGGTATAAGCTCCTGGTTATAGTATATCGCCACGTTACCCAGCCAGTCGTCCCAGGTGCTATATGCTGGTAAAAATGGAAAGAATGGTTGTGTCCCTGACATTAAGGTCGTTCGTCCCCATACTCTGCGGTAATCAAAATACGACCCATCTCATAGTTGCCGTCGATTACATTTGACTCAAACTGTAGTTTCATCTCACGGTGTTCAATACGCATATCAATCTTACCTGTTTCTGGTGAGAACATAAAAGGCTCAGAGGTTGTGATATCCCCCCTAGCAAATTTACGCCCTAGTACGGTCATGGTCATCTCACCACCCTGTACAAAGTCCGGCTCAACGCGTCGAAGGTGCATACGACGATTAACTCCGGTAGTTGAGTCTGCGCTTGGTGTTCCACCGACCCAACTAATATCTGCTGTTGTAAAGTTAGACTGAACCGCTGTCTCACTAGAGAACGATACCTGGTTTAGGCCAAACTCATGCTGCCAGATTGCATATCCACCATTGATATAGTACACCAAGTCGCCGGGTAACGCGGCACTAGCAAAACTATCTGAACAGGTGACTAGTGTAACACCGTTTGGATATAGTGTATGAATTGTAGAGTTAAAGGTAAATATGCTGGTTGTTACCTGGTATATATAGTCTTGTGGTATAGTTGAAAAAGATAGATAGTCGCCGGGGCTAAATGTGGGTGTTACATCCCCCGCCACATAAAATTGGTTTGGGCCAGGTGCGGCTAAGCTGGTTGGGTGTGTGACAATGGTAAACGGTTGGCTGTATACTGCAGAATAATTCCAGTCGGCCCAAATGGGTGTAGGAAAAATCTCTGTGGTGTAACCACAAGATCTTTGTGCACCAACACCAGACCCGGCGTCGTACCATATTTGATCTTTTACGTTATAGATAATGGCGTCAGTACACTCGGTGGCCTGGCCTCTAGGATAAAAGAACCAGATCTCGTTATACTTAGGTACCTTTGTGGCCCATACTTTTTGACGCTGTTCATAGTTAAGGTTGTCAAATAGCCAGTTTACGTTTTTATCATTAGGCAACACCTTAACTGCACCGTTGTATAAATAGAAACGGTCAACACCAAGCCAGTAGTACACGCCGTCCATCTCTACAACAGACGAGGATGACATGATTGAGATCTGGCTAGAAATAATATCATAGCGCCAGTAATAGGGCGCTGTGCCAGTAAACGAGACACGGATCAGTGAGTCGGTTGCCCAGAACAGTCCTGCGGGGGAGTTGGTACCGCCGCGCATTGGGACACCCTTAACAATCTTACTAGATGCCATATTGACCTGGTTGGCTGTCGCCCCGTTCCAGTCAGATAATGACTGCGCTGAGTAGGTTGTGTCTACGTGATTGTTTGCGATATATCCGTTTGATCCATATACAAATAGATATGGGTACAATACGCATACACCGCCGTCTACCGCAATAGGTTTGTATGTTGGGTTTTGTCCTGAGGTATCAGCTAATCCGGTAAAGGTCCACTGCTCTGATGAGTTTGGAAGTACACTACCAACCTGTACCTGTGAGGCCACGCCGTTGTCTATGTTGTCTAAGTTTAGACCAGGGTGAGCAATAAGCTCTAACGCACCACCCAATGGATTGTACTGTAGATCAAACTGCCACAGGTTACGCTCGTCTGCCTGAAACATGGTCTCATATAAAGATACCGTTGTCTTAGTAACACCTGCGCCTAGCGCTGGGCTAAATATGACAGTCGTGTTTGGTGATGTGTAAGATGAACTTGTGACAGTGTATACCGTAGTCGGGTCACTGTTAAAAATAAACTTACGACCAGCTGGAAACGCGGCAATATAGCTAGTCGCTGGTGAGCTTGTTACTACAAACTGTGTAGTAGTGTTAGAGGCTAGGTTAAACAGTGCATAGCCAGGAACAAACTGCCCCTGGTACGGTCCGCTACCAATACCGTATGTGGTACCGGTAGTAAATATATCTAAACCAATTGATGTGCCAGCAAAAATATAGTTAACACCGTTATATGCGTTTGATACCATACCGCGTAGAATGCCACTAAAGGTAGAAAATATCTGACGATACCCACCCATCTTTTTGGCAACACCCCTCTGAAAACGACACCACAGACCGTCGCTGCAGTCTTCAGATTCAAACATTGTACCGTCACGTTTAATACCCGCTTTTGTTAGTAGGGTATATATCTGACTATACTGCGGATCAATTTGATCAGCCATTAAAACGCACCGCCAGAAATTAATCCAGCGGTAAACGTTGCCGGTGTAGATATTTGTGGGCTCATTGTGTTGGTGTTATCAATTCTTAGCATCTGTGTTGAGTTGGCTGTAAAACCTAAGGTACTAGTACCCACTAGATACATACCGGTATGGCCGTCTGATGAAAAAGAAAATGATGGTGTTGTTACGGAGCCGTTATTTGCTAAAAATAGACCTGTGGTAGTTACGTTAAGTGAGTATAAAGAATTACCATCACTTAACACGGTGGCCACCTGACCGGCGGACAACACCACTGCAGGTGTAGAGCTTCCGGTTACATTAAATGATAGATTGTATCCCCCCGCTGCGGTGTTGTTTACCAAGATATAGATCTGGGTAACGTTAGGCAATACAATGCTTAGTGTGGTAGATCTTGTACCAGACAGAGCGACGTATGTCTGAATAATTGGTGCATACGAGACTAAGTTTAGTGTACTACCCGATATGCTATCTACGTCATAGGTTGATGATGAGAAGGTTACGTTTGCGGGAACGGCCCATCCCACGGTAAAGAAGTTACCAGTAGATTGCTCTAAGATAATAAATCCAGAGTCGCCAGGGTTTACAGAGATGCCCGATAGTCCATTTATTAGTGATGTACCTTGTGGGTTAATCGCCAGCGTACCGTTACCATTATTTCTAAAGCTAATATACCACCCACCAGATAAAGAAGAGGCGGTTGGTAATGTGATTGTTCCATTACCGGCGGTCCATACAAATGTAGCAGCGCGGCTTCCGTCGTTAACTGTAGGTGTTGAGGATACCTCAACAATGTTACCAGTAGTAGCAAGCTGACCTGAGATTGTGGTAAGTCCATTACCGGCTAATGTTGCCGCATCCGCAGAAGAGGTACCAGTACCAAAGGTTACATTTTGCCATATACCGGCCTGTGTGGTGTTGCTAGATAGGTAGTAATACTTTGATACTCCGGGGTTGACAGTAACGCTGGATGTCCCAGAAAAATTAACAACAGTAAAGGCTACAGACCCAAAGTTACGAAACAAGATATCTGAGCCAACAGAGCCTTGGTCACCTTGAGGTAAAAATATTTTTAGCCCAGTAGTCGATGGTGTGCAGTCCATAATACGAGCTGCGGGTATCTGTGTCGGGTTTACAACCGCAGGCCAGTATAACTGTGTGTTGTCGCTAAACGATAGCGCGTAGTATGATACGTCCGTTGGTTGGACAACTGTACCAGTAAAGGGTGATGTAAATGTTGTAGACATATTTTAAGGTTCCTGAACCGTAACGTTGCGGTCGATCCGACGTGCGCTGTCTTCTTTTTTAAGAGCAGCAAGTGAGTCTGTGTAGTATGATTTCCAGATAGGTAGCTTGTCCATAGCCTTTAAGTAGCCCTGAGCCTGTAGCAGCGTACCAAACAGCATCGCCTGCGGACACTCGCGGGTAAACAGATTAACCTGGTTGGTGCTATCTAATGGCTGGATTTCGCTGTAATAGGTAATCTCTAACGGGTATGCTGCGTCTGGTGCTGGTGCAAACGCCCAGTTGTTGTAGTCATAATCTGCGTAGTAAAGTGGTACGCTGCTACTAGACTCTGACTGGTACTGTGCGATGTAGTCTTGTGAGCGAAGTAAAATAGGTTTACCGTTTGTCTTCATGGAGATGGTTTTTCTCCAACGAGCTGGTTTGTTTAATACTACCTGATTTTCTTCGATCGTTGTCTCGACAACTGTGAGCTGCAGATAAGTCTTTAGCTCTGCCGCGATGGCAGACTCTGCCAGGCCAATCAGGCTAGGTATCTGCGCGATAAAGCCTGCGTCGTCTCTTTCCATGTACGAAATCACATCGGCGATGAGATTGTCGTAGGTCATTTGATATGCACCGCTCATCGTGTGTAGTAACTTATATTTGGTTGAAAGTAAATTGGCGATTTATCGCGCTCTTCGTTTGCAGCATCAAGCTCTAACTTAGCGGCCTGTGCCTCTAAGTAAGTGATACGGCTCATATCAACACCAGGTAGTTGTAGCGCCAGTTTGTGTGATAGCGTTGCCTGTACAGATGCAATCCAACGATTTGGTACGTAGATCTGGTCTGTCAGTGTGCCGACGTCCTGGATCTCTTTTTCAATGATCAGCTGAAACATTTGAAAGTCGTTGTTAGGTACTGGCCACAGATACATAGAAGGGTCAATCGTACGATCAAACCAGTACTGTAGTGAGCGAACCGATGGGAATTGTTTGTTAGGAAGATTCCAGTAGTCGTCACGGTTTAAACGTGCGAGTGGTATAACCTGCTGTGATGTGGAGAATACAATTTGACGTACAGAGAATGTTGTTGCAACAGTCTCTCTTAAACGATAGTAAAGATAATTTGGTGTAGTGGCTATATTAAAATAGACCCACTCACGGTCTTTTAGTGTTGTCTCTGGAAATTGTTGCACCGTTTTCCAGGTAATGTTATCATTACTAACCTCATAGGCTAAATTATATGTTGAGTCGCCGGCGCTATTCCAGCCAACATAGAACACCGGCTGTGCCTGTTGATACTGAAGGCCAAGATAATTCTCACCTACCAAAGAGGTAGATATAGTGTTTAAATTTTGATCAAAGGCGTTTGGTGCCTCGACGTTATTTGTTGGTAGATACTCAGACGCGGCTGAGTTAATAATATAGACCCAGTTTGATTCACGTACGTCAATAGTACCTGGGGGCATGATTAACTGTTGTTGAGCTGTTAGCGCGCCGCAGAGATAGTTCTCCAGCATCCACAGGTTAACACCGCGGTTAGACATGTTCATCAGGTTGTAGAACAGCGCCTGCTTGGCCGCGCCCACATACTCGGGCGTGATCTCTTCTGACTGCTTACCGGCGTCACGAAACGCGTAGGAGATAAGCTGGTCTACGTTGACTGTTGTCTGATTGGTTGTGCCACTATACGCCATTTAGCGTCCTCTTCCGGCTGCCCGTTTGGTTACTTTATTAGGCAGCTTGTTTGACGCAGGGCCGGCCTTGACAAACTCTTTGCCAACCTTTTTAGGGATGCCGAGTGTTGACTTGCCTGCCGCTGCGGCGTACATCGCGCCCTGTTGTGCCTTTGACTTAATTGGCATTAGCACTTACCTTTTACTTTACCGCCGCGTTTTTGAGTTGGGACAGGACCCGCTGGGCTTACGCCACCGGGTGCTTGAACCGGAAGTGCTGGTCTGGCTACTGGGGCTGGTGGGGGTGTTAGACCGGCCGCTGCTGGGCTTTGGCTAATAAGCTGACCCTGTTGCGTTGGGCTAAGGGTTCTTGCGCGCATCATCTTTTCCATCTGCTGCTGCTTTAATAGCTGTGCCAGCTTTTGATCTGTGGCAGACATCCTGCCGCCGACAAAGCTGCCGTCACTACCGCTATACTTTTTTACTCCACCACCAGTCTTGAACTTATTTACTGTCCCGGTATCTTTTTTGTTGCGGCCCTTTACGGCGGCGCTAGGCGCGTCTGGTGTCTTGCCAGACTCTTTGCTCTTGATGTATGGGTCTTTGTGGCCAGATGCGCCAACGGTCTTGGCGCCAAAGTCTTTGCTTTTTACGGCTGCCTTAGATGGGGCTTCTGCGGGACCTGCCTTGATGGCCTTAGTCTTTTGAATGTTGTCCTTATCGCCAGAAGACTTTTTAGCCTCGTAGACGTTAGATACAAATCCGCCAGTTTTCATTTTTACAATCTTTTTAAAGCCGTCCATGCTGTGTTCCTTAAGGTTGTGTCCTACTTATAATAATGCAAAATACGGGGTGTTTACGCCCCTAAGAATAGTGCTCTCTCACGTTTTCTGCGGTTTACCAGCACGTCTGGCTTGTTCCACATCAGAATGGCGTCTGCCGCTCCCTGTAGGTCGTTTTCGTTGATCTTCTTTACCACGGTAGACTTGGCAAAGTTAGTGCCCCCAATGTTGAAGCACAGGCTGTACAGGGCGTCAAATTGGTGTTGCTGTAGGGGTACCTTCACCGAGGTCTCTACGGCCTCGCTACACCACTTTAAATCGCTCCTAAGCAGGTCTTCTACCTGCTCGTCTGTTAGGGTGGCGGTGATGAGGTTTT